AACAGTTCTTTAGCGACAATGATTCTGAGTGACCGGAAGGACGAACTTCGTCGCCGTGAAGCAGATGATGATGCTAAAAGAGCAGCGAGTGCTGCCTCCCGAACAACCAGTACTGCCGGTGGTGGTGGTAGTAAAAAAGGTGGTGGCGGTGGTAGATTTTCGGGTTTTGGTGGTGTTCTAGGTGGATTTGGTGCGGGTACGTTGGCAGGTGGGGCAACAAGTTTATTAGGTAGAGCTGCCCTGGCAGGTGGTTTGGCTGCGGGTGCCGACAATATTGCTAGTTATGTTCAAGAACAGACTGGTTCAAGTGACCTCGCTGATGCCGCGCATCGAGCAACAAAACTGGGGTCATTCGGTCTTCTTTTGGGTACGCGTTTTGCTTTACTGGGTGCGGTAGGTGGAGCCCTTGCTACTCCCGAAGTTATATCAGAACTTGAAAAGTTGGGAGACAAGGCAGCAGGACTGAAAGAGCCTTTGATGAAATTCACAGGTGCTCTACCTTCATTGAACGACGCACTTTCTAAAGTGACTGAAACCGTGGTAGGGACTTTAAGTTTTATTAATTCAGCAATCGAGGGAGACGTGCCCGCTGCTTTAGACAAGGTCGACGAAGCGGCAGTATTGGCTCTTGGTGTTAAAGGAGGTATGGACGCTAACAAGAATAAGGAGAAACTTACTAGAGCAGGTCGAAGAGCTGCGCAAAATGCTCGGCAGGCAGCAATCAAGGCAAAAAAAGTTACTTCACCAGTATCAGAAATGGAGTTCTCTAAAAGTCAACGTCAACAATTTAATTCTGAAACTGCTAAGGGTTTGAGTGACAAGGAAATTAAAGCTTTGGAGCTAGATGGACTCAAGGTAGATAAAACTACCGGTAGTATCTCTAAGGTCGGTGGTGAATTTGTAAGTGCTGATAAGGTAGATGAATTATTTGCTAAGAATGAAATCAAAACGTCAACCCAAAGTCTCAGTGCTAAAAACTTTATAGATGAACTTAATGGTAAAGCGGCAGCGAAATACGGTAAGTTTGGTAAGGCATTATCCTTCTTAAAGAAAGTTCCGGCATTGGGTTCTTTAATAAGTGGTGGAATAATAGCAAATATTTTAATGGATGAGACCACATCTACGAAAGAAAAAGCGGCATTGCTTAGTAAAGAATTGGGTAGCATAGGTGGCGCAGCTCTTGGTGGCGCAGTTGGTGGTTTGATAGGAACCTTAGGCATGCCCGGCATAGGTACTCTTACTGGAGGTGTATTGGGTGCTTTAGCTGGTTCGTGGTCAGGAGAGGAATTGGGAGAAAAGTTTGCCAATTGGATGTTAGGTGTAGACGATTCAGCATCAGAACCCTCAGAACCTGTGGCAGCAGCCGGTGGAAATAAAAGACGACGAGGTGCTGGTGCCAAACCTTCTCAGGTTAGTAGTAGTGTCACGTCAGCACCGTATCCTCAGTCTGGTGTTAAGGTTGCGACAGCATCTAGTGATATGTTTGCCGCTCAGGCGCAACAAAATATCGTGGTGGTAGACAATAGTAATGTCAGTAATAATGTCAGCACTCAGGCAGGTGATGTTAGTTTCAGCGGAACCACTGGTTTCGACTTCTATGACCCAATGATGGGTTCTAGAACTGCATAAAAAAAAGGGGGAACTTTCGTTCCCCCCGAATCCAAATATCTGGATTAATCTTCAGCAGCCATCTTCGCGAAATACGACAGAGTATCATCAGTCGATTCGGCGACAGGCGCCTCGGCAGCAGGAGCTGATACAACCGTTGGTTCTGACGCTGAACGAATTGGAGCAGCTTCTGCCGATTGGGCAAGTGCTTCATTCTTCAGAGTAGCACCGTTTCCAGTTGCTACTCCTAGGACAGTATCCAACTTAGCCTTCAAATCATCATAAGACTTGAACCAGTTCGCATCAAATGCGTTCGGGTAGTTTGGTACTTGGAACTCATTCAGGTCATACAAAGAGTTATAGGTGGATTCCAACCTAGTCTCGTCTGCCTCAAACAGAGCAGTAGGAGATTTGAAATCTGACTTATCATAGTTGCGGTATCCTGCGACATTACGAATCTTCAATTCGAAGTTCGCACCAGACCAGAAATCGAATGGATTGACCGGAGTCTCGCCAGGAAATTCTGGTTGCATCATATCCATGATCTTGTCAAAGATTTTCTTACCGAACTCGTAGATCATTACCTTGCCATTGTTGGCTGGGTTTGCGGGATCATTAACGACTAGGATGTTAGTAACGTAGTGTAGACGACGCTTCTGACGACGGGCAGTCTCTTTATCTTCTTCGATACCAGAGTTCCATAGACGAGAGTTTAACTCACCTAATGGGTCGTTCTGACCTAGTGTAGTCAATGAACGTTCGATGTACCACTGACCGGTTGGGCCTTTAAAGGCATGATCCCAATAACGTACCCACGGTAGGTCTTGACCTTCCATCGCGGGTAGAAAACGAATGATAGCGTAACCATTACCTGCTTCATCAACAGTAGGTTTCCACTTGCGGTCGTCTTGGTATTTGTTTGTGTTGGTTGCCTGACCGGATGCTTCGGTAGCAGCGGTAACAAGCTTTGAGATATCCATAGATTTGGATTTTAGATTTGCGAAAGACATAATATTTCCTTTAGTATTAGGATTACTTAAATATAAACAATGGTCGTATGAACAATGTATGTGATTGCCTCTAGGGCACTGCTATTTATAACACATCTAAAGTGTTAAGTTTTGGTAGAAAGTTTAACTGCCGAGCTTCTGCTTCGAGGTTTTCGATTATTGGGACAGTAAGATATTTTTTAATGTCCTCTACCTCTAGACCTTGAACTTCACAAAGATGAACTATAGTATCCATATAACTCATACGATGTTTGAATACGAACTCTTCTATGTTGCGAGAGAAGGTTTTCCTATCCAAAAAGTTGGCAGCGTTCTCTGCCTTTCTATTCATCCAGTACACCAACCGATAAAACATTCTCTACTTTAAAAGAGCGCCATGCTTGTTTATCGATTGCGAAAGCACGAATTACAGACTTGTTGACAGAGTAGTCAGCGTTAGTCTCGGATACTTTAGGTTGCTCGGTAACAGGTAATAAATTAGTCGCTAAGGTACAAGGCATTACTCGCGTCTCGCCATTAACCTTAGTGAACGTCACCTCTAGAATGTTTTTCTTGAGGGTATCCATAAGTGAATCATATTCGAATGTTTTAGAATCGGTCATATTCAGCGTCCTCTTCAGATACTTCGGCGTCGGCATGAACATACTTGAGAAAATCTTCGTTGCCGTCAAGCATTACAATAACGGTTTCAAGACACTTCAACACATTTTCCATGTTACCGATGACTTCATCATCTTTGGTTTCTTTTTGAGCTTCTTCAGCATAATCCTGTAGAGACTCGATGTACACGATACGTAAGAACTCACGTGAGATAAGAGTTACATCGTTTTTAGGGTATCGACCTAAGTCAATTAAGTTTGGTGATTCAGACATTAATTCCATTCCTCGTTAGTGTTTGCTTTATAAACATCATTAAAATGAGCATTGACATATTTGTCAGTGTCATGCCAACTAATGTTGGACTTATAGTCTTGGCGGTCTAACGCCGAAACTTCTTTCGCGAGCAGTAGATTAGACCTACGTACTTTTGAACTTTTCTGTACTCTGAGAGTAGCACGACGAATCATTGCGTATCTCATTACTTTATCTACAGCCATTATACATTAATCCTTATCTTGTGTCAAGTAAAATTTACCGGTCTTCTTAGCTTCCTTTTTACGGTCAACATGTACCGCAGCGACATTATACTTTCTAGCATACTTAGCAACTGGATTTGACTTTTTCATTTTGTCCTCAATCTTCATTTACGAGATCCGACCAACTCTTTAGTTTTATTCGTTTCTCTGCTGAATACAAATCTAGGTCGGTATAAGACACGAGGTCGTATTCTTGGCAAAGGTCGATCATACACTGAAGGTCACCGAGTTCTTTGGCGAACCGCTCAAGAGTGTCATGGTCTTGACCAAATCGTTTTAGTTTAGATGCCATCTGAATAACTTCAGCACACTCTTCCTGAAGAATCGTTAAGAGTTCAGTACAACTATCATTGTGTCTCAACATCTTAGAGTCCCATCAATGTGTTGTCGCGGAAATACAAACCGGTAGGTGGAGTTAACTTACCAAGCATTGCCCAGTCTTCTGCCTTTAACGCGGGGACATATTGTCCGTATTGGTCAGCAAACTCTTTACCCATCTCGTTGTATTCGTTAAGGTACTGAAGAGCTTCTGCGGCAGCAACTTTGGCATCCTTATTCTCAAAAGTCTTTTCATCATAACGGTTAGTCAGTTTTGGTTTAGCAACAAATTTAAACATAATATATTCTCTCTCAATCAATTAGGTGGCTATTATACTTCTTTCAGAAACAAATGTCAAGGGCTTATTTAGCTTTAGATTCTTTTAACTTCCTAAATTGCCATCTTAGAAACCATTTCATTCGCCGGAAGTACTCTTTCGAATCGTAGTCAGGGTATTTTCCGTCATACCCTTCACACTCTTCACAATGAAGTGTCCACTGTTTAAAACAAAATTCTCTGAAAGTCATTAGTAGTACCAGCTGTTGTAGTGTTCTGCTTCCGCAGTAGTAGGACGGGCGCAAGAGTAAGAAGAAGTCTTGAAACCACCGTAGTTGTCCAGACGTTTCTTCATCTCTTCGCCAATGAAAGAGTTGGGAACCGCACGAACATTCTGACAGTCATAACCTTCTGAACCTTTGACAGTCTGAGACGCAATCTCACGAACGATCACAGTCCGAGCAGTAGGTTTCGCAACAACTTGGTAGAGATCGACTTGAGTCTGTTCGTAACCCCAAGAGTCAACGAACAGGTCACCGACCTTAACGCCGGCGGCAAGTTCTGCTGCCTTGACTTTCTGCGCTTCTTTACGTTTTGCGCGATACTCGGTAACAGCGAGACGATTATCAATGAACTCTTGTTGCGCTTCATACATGCGTTCAACACTACGGTAACGAACGTGGTACTCAGTCTTGTAACCAAGACGGGCACGAGGAGCAAGACGGTCGCACTTGGCGATCATACGTTCTTCATCAATAGTAAGAATAAGGTCGTGTTTCGCGAACAACTCAATCATTTCATTTTTCATAATACATCTCTCTCAATCAATTAGGTAGCTATTATAACATAACTGGGAACAATGTCAAGGGCCCTAGCCAAAATAATTTAAATATTTTTCTCACGCAGGTGTCTTATTTTTGCTTCAACGATATCAAGAACACATAACTCAGTTCCCCCGATGTGCCACTTATAGAGTTCTCCGCCTCTACTTTTAACCCCACCGTCATAATCTTTCCAGTCATACACAGTGATCGGAGTTTCTTCTCCGTAGAAGTTATATCCAACGAACTCCCATTCGGTACAAATCTTATCTTCTACATCAAGCGCATCACGAAGATAGGTAGGTTCTCCAAGAACCTCGACTAACTCGTAGTAAGTGGCGTCAATGTAACCTTTTAAACTAGTCATCATAAAACCTCAAAAATAATAAATGGTGGGAGGAGCAGTGAACCGAAGTTCCTATTCCTGATTCCAGATGTCTCGGAGACAAGCAGTGAACCCCGAAGGTTCTTAATCAGGAGACCAGACCTCCCCATCAACAGTAGCTATTATACACGATTCAGCTACAAAAACAAGGGCTTTCTTAGAACAATTTGTTATATCAACCTAACTTCTTATTTCTTTTTAGTGGCAGGAGACTTCTTCTTAACGGGGGCCTTTGCGTTAAAGGTCTTTCGTTTGACAGTAGGTTTCTTAACAGTAGGTTTCTTAACAGTAGGTTTCTTCTCAGGTGTCTCTACGGGAGCCTTAACAGTTTTCCGCACCTTCCTTTTGGGTTTTGTCACAGTTTTCTTTGGTTGAGGAAACTTTTTAGACAGAAACTCATTGACTGATAACCCGCACGTTCTCAACTCCTTTATAAAACGTCTGTGGGAGTCCATGTCCCACCCGTGAGCGGGTTCCAAGAACTCACCGTAATGATCCATCACAATATCAGATAATCGCTCACACTCCAAGGTATCCTTGTCGTAGAGGTACCTAACCTTACGGTCGTAATTCAACTTAACAATCTTTTCCATTATGCCACCAACTGAACCCGACCATCAAACTCGGTTATACTCATCTCAAAGGGAACGATCATTTCAATACCAACTCGGTTAATATCGAACCGGTCAGAACCGCTGCGAGAGTCAGTCACATATACCTTGTAACCATGACACATAGGAACACCATTGTCGTAGAACATCTCACCCTTCTCAATAACACGACCTACCAGATAACTGTCGGGACGGCCGTCCATTGGTCGGAAGTCAAGCGCTTTAATCATATCACCAACATTCGCTACATTCTCAAATCTCAACATTATATTAAATCTCCTATCTCAGCTAATCGGTTGGTGATGCGTCGGTACTCACTTTTGTAGTACGTTTCGTTATAACACTCCGCAGCATCAATCAACATTACAAGGTCGTTCATCAAATCACCAATTTCACTATCAATCATTTGTAACCTCCCCACCTTACCCACGCATACTGAGGTTTCTGACAAAATTGTCCTATCTCATCAAAACCCAACACAGTGTATCCGTCTAGAGGATCGGTACCTGCTTCATACTCAACGAGATCCCAACCCGCTTTAAACAACTTGACTTCTTTGATATCTTCAATAAGGCGAACTTGCATAATATATTCTCTCTCAACTCAATTTGTACAGCTATTATACTTCTTTTAGAAACAAATGTCAAGGGCCTGAAGCTAAATAAATCAACAATTCCAGATATAAATCTTATCCTGTTTCTTCTTACCTTTCTTCAACGAGTCAACTTTCTGACCCATCTGTTGTTTGAGGTCTTCCTCATCATGACATACCGGTAACCCAAATGATACCGCATCCTCATACATTTTAGGTGATATGTTAAAACAGACGTGACCACCCGTCTTTATGTTATCGACGCATTTCTGCCAGAGAGGTATAAAGAATTCGGTGTAGAACTTCTCATCAGATTCCCAAGGTGTCATATGTTCATATATTTCTAAGTTAACATAAGGAGGGGAAGTAAGTACAAAGTCATAGTCCAGTTTACTGAAATCTACATCAAGAGCACTCTCCCAAATCATATCAAGTTTAGATTTGTCTTCGTCAGGGAACAGAGTGTTTTCAAGTCCGGACTCTTCGTTTAAGAATGTCATCATGTCATCATAGGCATCAACCATTTCCACGTTAGTATCGATACCCGTGTAATCAATCCCTAAACTCCACGCACCTAACATTCGACCACCCCATCCCGCTGTAGGGTCTAGTACACTCTTTGCGTTATACTTTCGATAAAGATACTTGGCGGTTGTTGCCTTAAACATGACAATCGAACCCAAGTTGATTCTAAAACATTCGAAGACATTACCGGCAGGTGTCCTACCTCCACGGTTTCGTTTCTTGGTAGAGTCAATCAGTTTGTCCCATTGCTCTTTGTCGCTGTGGATATCATAGATAGTTTTACCATCTTGACGTTTACACTTTAATAGGTTTTTTAATTGGAAGTGATAT